TTTTATTGTTTGATAAATAATAAGTTCTATTTTTATACTCCCACTTAGCTGGAGCTTTTTTTGTTTTTTCCATAATATAATATAATATAATAATTAATAAAGACCCCGCCGAAGCGGGATCTTAATATTGAATTAATTAACTAACAGTGTCACTGTCAATTGTAATTTGTATTGGAGCAGATCCACCTGAAATCGTTAGACTTAAGATAGCAGCACCACCTACAACACCTTGAGTAAAATCAGAACCCATAGTTGAAGCTACACCAGCAAAATCTGGTCCTTTTTTATTAGCTTCTAAAACTTGAGCCCAAAAATAATCAACCACTTTTTGATCGTCAGCGGCTAAAATACCTTCTGTCAATAATAAAGTGTGAGTAGGTCCAGCAATTGTAGCTATAGCAACAGATGAAGTTCTAGTAGCACCAGAACTAGAGTTTGTTACAGCTATAGATTTAACATCACTAGGGCAGTAATACGCTTCGTATACACCTGCACTTACTTTTCTATTAATTTTTATGTAATTCATAATTTCTATTCTTTTAAATGTTAATAATTAATTAAGCTCCTTTAAACAATACAAAATTGTTTGCAGCTTGAGTTACTAAACATCTTTCAGATAAGAAACTTACAGTCATAGCATCTAAAGTGTCAGTGTAAGCACCGCCAACAGAACCAGTAATCCAAGATTTCATTCTTCGATCTTCAGTTTCAGAAGCTCTATATCTAATGTGTAAGAAAGGTCTTCTAATATTAGCACCTAACATTTGATCATATACTGTAGTAGTTCCAGCAGGTACTAATACACCATCGATTTCTTTATCCATACCTCTAGTAGAAGCATCATTAAGATATTTCCAGTCAGTTTTATAGAAGTCATAAGAACCTCTTCTAAAACCTGAAAAACCAAAGTTAAGAGCCATATCTCCGTCATTGTCAAAAAGACCGTATGAAGCAGAAGCTGTAGAAGCATAAGATCCATTTACAGCAGCAATCATATCATCAAAGTCAAGAGCAGTAGATCTTGATAAGAATAACATGTTTTCTTCAATAGCACCTTGCTTGTCTAGATTTTTAAGGATTTCATCGAAATCTCCTAAAGCACCCGAACCAGGAGCAGCAGCTCCAGCAAAACCAGAGTATACATTACCTCTCGCTTCTATAGCAGCAAATAAACCTTCAGTACCTTTAACATCTTGGGTTGCACCAACACTAGCTGGGCCAAAATCAAAAGGAACATCAGCAGTTACCATTTTCTCACCTTCAACCATAGCCATTTCTAAGTAATCTTCAAAACGTAATCTTGTTTCAGACTCAGACTTTAAGTACCATAAGTATCCGTTTACACCTTCTTCTGTAGAAACTTCAATCCAACCAATCTGAGCAGCGTCAGATCCGTTAATTTTAAAGTTATCTTTTAAAATAATAGGTGAATTAGAAAACTGAGTAAAAGATGGTTCAATAGAACCGTCCATACCAACAGCACCTTTTCCAAATTCAGAACCGTAAACAAATACATTACAGTTTCCTGCACCTGTTAATCCAGCCGGTATAGGACCTGTTCCCGCACCACCATTAAATGTTCCACCATAAATAGCAAGTGAACAAGTAGTGGCGTTTGCAGCTTGAACTAAACCTTTAACTACTATTAAACCTGTAGATTTATCAGACAACAAAACTGTTTGACCAACTCTAATAGCGTGCTCGGTTAAGTTTGTTCCATTTGGACCTGTTCCAGTTAGATTAATAGTTAAAGTGGCATTTACAGAAGTATCATTAGTTACATCTACAACTTGATTGTTTTTATAAGCAATGTGTAATCTATTTTGTTCAGACCAAATTACTTGATCAGATGTCATAGGCATTTCAGCGCCTACCATTCTTAGGAAACCTCCAATTGTTCTGTTTCCATATCTCTCTACCTCTTGCTCATAAAGCTCAGGTAAATATTGTTGTGCGAATGTTCCTCCACCAGCAGCAGAATCAAAAGATAAATAATTATCTTGCAATGTCATCTTCTGTTGAGCAGGAACTATTTTTGCGGGAAAACTCCCACCTGTTACAAAACTCATGTTTTATGTTTTTTAGTTGTTATTTTTTTACTTTAAATTTCAACTTAGAACTATCAACACCGTCTATTGCTTTAACTTTTAATCCATTAATAAAAATATCTCCTGTGGCTTGTGGCCTAGGTTCATTTGTTATATTTTTAGATTTTGCCATTACATCTTTAACAGCGTCGGCTTTACCTTGCTCGTAAAAATGATTAGCTATAGTATCTACATTTTCAGCGGCGTAAATAGCTTTGTGATAACCTACAGTATCAACAACTTCACCATCCTTGTTTAAGAACTTCTTAACGAATGTATTTAAGTCAGACTGTTTTTCAGCCAAAGCTTGAGGATTAGAAACATTATATCTAAAGTTCTTTTCACCAACTGAGATTTCAAAACCTTTAAAATCATCAGCAAAAATTTCATTAGTTTTATTTCTAAAATTTTCTCTTCGCTCTGCAGCTATTTGTTGTTCTTTGTTGTATCTATTGAAAAAATCCATTGCTTTTTGTTGTTCTTGAGTAACTCCAGGTCTCAACTTGATTTCCTCGTAGTATTTACTCTTTGAACTTTCTAAAAAGTTTTTGGCTTTTGCAATTTCTTCTTTGAAAAGTAACTGTCTTTTTTTAACAGTTCTTTCATCATCCGTTTCTTCATCATAAGAAAAAGTGTCTTCCATTAGAAAATCTATTTCTTCTGTATTAAGATGCGGTTTAATTTTTTTATAATATTCATTTAATAAAGACTTTTCATCATAATTAGAATAATCTTTATTTAAATTTACATAGTCTTCAACAGTTCCACCTGTTTCTTTCATAAAAGATACTAACTTCTCTACATTTTCTGGTAGACTTATTTGAGGAGTTTGTTCTGTAGTTTTTTCTTTTACTACATCTTCTTTAACCTCTTCTGTTATTTCTTCTATAATTGAAGTTTCTTCTTTTACTTCTTCGGCGGACCGTACCTCTTCAACCACTTTTTCGCTACTTGCCTCGTCTTTCTTTTCTTCGACAACAACATCGCTATCATTTGTTTCTTGTGTTTGAATGGCATCTTCTGTTTTTTCTGGCTTTTTACTTAAATCTAGTTTTATATCTTTAGTAGATGTATTTACTAGTTTTTTAGGTTTTTTCTTTATTTTAAATTCACCTTGTTCTAATTCACCCGTAGGTGTTTCTTTTATTTCTTCTGACATAATATAATATAATAATTAATAGTTATAACATAGGCATCTGTGTAGGGTCTATGTTTTGATTATTACCTTGAGTTTCAAAATCCGTTGGTAATAAATTATCTTGTCGTTGTTGTATCATAGCGCTTTGTTGCGTTGCTTGCAACTTAGTCCTATTATCTTTACGATCTTCAATAAATTGTTCTTTTTGTTTTTCTCTTGATACTTTCATGCTTGCTAACTCCATATCATATTGATATCTCAACTGTAAGGTCTGTTGATCTATTTGAGCTTGCATTTGCATTTTTTGTATTTCAAACTCTGTTTTAGCTTTTTCTAACTCTACAGAACTAGCTGTTAATGCTTGTTGCTTTTGCATTTCAGCTAAAGCTGCTTTTTCAGCCGTCTGCTGATTAGCCTGTGCCTGAGCTTGTATGTTTGCTTGAGCAGCTTTTTGATCAGCTTCTTGTTTCTTTTTTCTTCTAAACTTAAGAAGTTGATTAGCTAATTTAAGATTTTTAACTTCTCTTATATCTATAGCATCTTCAAGATATATTTGATTAGCTTTTAAAGCTATTTGAATGTTTTGTTCTAACTGAGCTTTTTCTTCTTCATCTGGTTCTAGAGTTATAAATATACCAAAGTCATGAATCTGTTGATTTATTAACTCTCCTAAAGTAGCGGTGTTAAAAGTAGATATACTATTTTCTAAAGCTTGTCTTGTTAAAGGAAACTGCAAAGAGTCAGCTACACGTAAAGAAATATTTTCACAAGCTCTTAGTGTTAAATACAAACTTGCCTGTAGTATATGTCTAGTAGCTGTATTAGAGTTTGCTGCCGCTAGCTTTTGTAAGCCTACTAATGAATTTTTATCAGGATTACTACCGTCTCTAGCTTCATTTAAGCCTGTTACGTCTCTAATAAGTTGTAAGTAATATTGGTAAGTTTGTATTAGACTCTGTATCTTAGCACCTCCTGATCCAGTTCTTAATTCTTGTATTGGAACTTTACCTCTATTAATATCACCTTCTTGTGTTAAAGATCTACCAACAATAGAACCAGTTTGAAAATACATATTTAAAGCTTCAGCTGGATTATAGTTTGTCCCATTACCAAGGTCAACTTCCGCTAAACCGTCCATATCTAAAAATACACCATCAGGAACTACTCTAGCTAGTACTTGTTGTATCTTTAAATGAGTAAGTTGTATCATATCAGCAAAACCCGTTATTCTACTCACTAAAGAGTTTATTCTACCTTTGTACATTCTTGGTGCAGAAACAGCATAACTAAAATTAACTTTAGTTGTATCAGCTACAGGCCTAGTCATATTTTCTGCCATCTTCCACTCCATCATCATTGGATGTCCTAATATCTTAGCGCCTGAATAAAGTGTTTCAATTGTTCTAGATACTTTATTAAAACTATCAGCTTCAGGTGGGTTAAAAGTGTCAGGCTTTTCTAATGCTTTTTCCAAACCCTGATCTGTTTGTTTTATTTTATATACCTGATCAGAGTAACTTTTATATTCAAAATATAAAACTTGTATAGTTTGATCGTCTTGTCTACCGTTCCAATTTCTTAAATACTCAGAATTACCTGGATATTTTTGTATAACTTTTAATTCTTCGTCTGTTAAGTTAGGAAACTGTTTTTTAATATCAGCTAAATAAACAGATTTAACTTCACCTACATAATAAAGATCTTCAAAGTTTGGATCATTACTGTATGAATATACTAAAGCTGCTGGATCTACATAATCTACAGTAACACCTTCAGCTTTATTCCACATAGTTTTTACACAACCAATACCTAAAACTGTTAAGTCATAATTAATTCTTTGCCTAACTAGATCATATTTGTTTTTATCTAATATTTGGCTAATAACTTCTTCTTCAGCTACTTCTACAGATTGTTTAAAATCCATTTGCAAATGAACTTCTAACTCTTCTTGATTTTGAGGAGCAGTAGCCTGGTCTGAAGAAAAAGCATTTATACCTAAAAGTTTTTGTGCTTCTTCTAAGTAGTCTTTAGCCTGTATATCTGTCATTAAATTTTGAGCGTAGTCTGTTCTGATTTTACTACAAACCGGGTCTTGTGCGTAAGCATTAATGTCGTAATTTCTTTGCGACATGCCATTTACTACAATGTCTACAAATTTAGATATTACAGGAACTGGTTTCCAGTCTAGGTTTAAATAGCTTAAATCTCCATTTATTGCTAGCTCATCTTTATATTTTTGTATTGGTTGTTCTCCTCTAGCATATAATCTTAATAAAGCATAGTTATTATAATTAATAGCATATCCTGGCGCATTTGTTCCATATCTATAGTTTCTAAACCATTCGCCTTCTATAGCTCTCCCTACGGCTAAACCGTAGTCTATAGTGGCTTTTTCTGCATCTGATACTACTTGATCTGGAAAAGAACTGTTTTGATTATAAGCAACTTGCATTTATTTATTTTATTATTTTAGAGATAATTCCATCATTATCATATCTTTTTATACCTAACTTAATAGGTGTAGTATTTCTTTTAGGTACTGGTCTATACATATTTTTATTACAGGCCATTATTGCTAAACCAGAACTTATAGAAGCGTCATACTTAGTTCTATTGTTTATATTAAATTGTGCCCAGTCTTCTAAAGTTTTTTGAAAATACATATCTCCATATTCTTCTTGTACTCTGCCTACATAAGTTTCTATATAACTTTCAATAGCAGCTGCGTGAGCTTGTTTAATATCTTCACTTGAATTAGGTATTCCACCTATTTCTCTTTCTGTAGTAGATAATTTATTCCACATTTTATCTGGCCTATTTATA